GCCACTGCCGAGGCCGGTGTTCGGCCGAGGTGTAAGGTGGCTGCATTGCCGACGGCGTTGCGGTCGTTCAAGTGTTCTTTCGGAACCCGCGCTTGGAGCCCCTGAAGGGCGACCGCGCGGAGTTCCCTTGGTTACTGCGCTACGAGTGCCCAGGCGCACGAGGCTAACCCGGACTGTTTGCACCTGCAGTTAGCACGGGGTTCACGGGGTTAGACAGGGGTCTGAAACGAAGGGGTTTAACGCAGTTAGCGGTTGCGGGTTACGCAGTTGCAGTTAACCGGGTTGCGCAGTTACGGGGTTCTACCCACGACCGAAGGCGGAAGCCGAGGGACGTGGGAACTGCGGCAGTGCCAGCCAGACACTGGTGAACCTTGGCGCTGCCCACGCCAGCCAACCGCACCGTGAACCCCCGTAACCAAGGGACAACCGCAACGAGAAACCGAGTCGCGGGAAACTGTGAAGCGGTGCGAACCCCGGTACGTGAAACCCCGGTACCGGTTACGAAGAAACGGGAACAACCCCGGTTACGAGTAGCCAGTCTCTGGCTACGAGTAACTTGGCACTAGGACGGCTTGGGTAGGGGGGTATCACCGGTTCAGGACCCCCCAGTAAGTAGTAGCAACCCGTGTGTTCGCGCCAAGTAACGGGACCGCGCAACTAGTTGCCAGCAGTTTCGAGCCGCCAAGGTACCCTGGGTCAAAAACCCGCAGGGCCCTAGTTGCGGTTGTCCCAGTTGTTACTCAGGTCCTGCAGCAACTAAGCTCTGCAGCCCGCGCAACCAAGTAACTGGAGTACCGGTTGTCACTTGGTTAGCTCAGGACCTGCCCCGCAAAGCCAGTCTGGGTGTACATTTAAGCCGTGGCGAACCAGAAGAACGTTGTAACCCTTGCGGACGGGCAGCAGGCAATTGACTTGGGGGCGGGTTTTGACCCGTTGCCGGCGCAGTCTGGGTTCCTGGGCTCAACTGCCAAGTTCCGTTTGTATTCCGGGGGCTTTGGTTCGGGTAAGTCGCTTATTGGCACCCGCGAGGCCATTTACCACGCGCTGAGTTACCCAGGTTCTTTTGGCCTTGTTGGCCGCCTCCGGTTCAAGGACCTTGAGGCCACGACCATGCGTACCTTTTGGCAGCAACTGCAGCAAATGGGTATCCACAAAAAGCCGTACGTCCAGGACTACAACCAGCGCACCCAGCTCCTGAAGTTCGGCAACGGGTCGGAAATCCTCTTTAGCGGCCTCGACGACGAAATGAAGCTCAGGTCCGCTGAGTACTCCTGGGTATACGTCGACGAGGGTTCTGAGCTACCTGACCAGATCTACCAGACACTGCTCGGCCGACTCCGTTACCAGGACCCCCGCCGGCTGTGGGTAACGACTAACCCAGGGGCCAGCGGCTGGCTACGGAAAAACTTCGTCAACGACGTGAAGCCGGGGTTCGAGCACTTTCGGGCACCCACCACCGAGAACAGTCACCTCCCGAAGGACTACTTGGAGTCCCTGCTGTCTGACTACCCGGCTGTGTGGCGTGAGCGGTACATCCAAGGCAGCTGGGACGCTTTCGAGGGTCAGGTGTTCACGATGGCCGACGACCGGGTCAACGTGATCGACAACTGGTCTCCTACCCCCGGTGTTCACCTGATTCTCGAGGGCTGGGACTTCGGCTACAGGAACCCCACTGCTGTGGTGCTCGCTGCGTACCACCCCAGCGGCGAGGAACCTTTGGTCGTTTTCCACGAGCACATGGCCTCTGAGCAAATGCCGCCGTGGCACGCGCAACAGCTGAGGCAGATCTACGCGCTGTACGGAATCAACCCCGCTGAGGTGATGCGGTTTGGTGACCCTGCCGGCAGCCAGGTTCAGGGTCTCAAGGGGCTTAGCTACGTGGACGAGTACAGCAACTTGGGGCTCTACGGCATTGCGCCCAGCACCAAGGAGCCCAGCGTCAGGGCTATGCGGATCGGGAAGCTGCTCACCCAGCGCATTGTCACCCGCGACGGTTCACTGCCGTCACTGCAGATCTGCCGGCGCTGCCCGCAGCTGTGGCGTCAAATTGTCAACTACCGCTACGCGGAACACCGCAGCCTTACAGGCGAAGACGCTAAAGAGTCGTTCCACAAGCACGATGACCACTTGGTGGACGCACTGGGTTACCTGGTGATGTCTTCCCCGCAACCTGAAGCCAAGGGTGACAAGCCACGCGTACCAGACGGAGTCGCGAAACCAATAACCCCGAGGGACATCGACGAGAACATGTCCCGCTCGTACCGGGACGACGGTCAGACTGCAATGTACGGAATTGAGGTTTAGACCGGCGGAGTAGTACAAACTACCGGGCGGCCACCACTACGGAGGAAAACCTTGCCTGACCGCTGGGTAGAAGCCCCTTTTGCTTTCCCCTACAGCTGCCACCGCTGCGGCACCGGTCGTCCGGATGACGGACCATTTCTCCACCTCGACTGGCAGTACGAGAACAACGCCGGACAGTCGTGCCGCTACTTCCAGTGCAATCGCTGTTTTCAGGCTTGTTGCGCTCTTGAGGATGCCCCAGTACAGCGCGATACGCGAGTCGAGGACTACCTCCAGGACAAGATCGAGCGGCTCGAGAAGGAAATTGCCAAGCTGAAGGAACGCCCGCCGGAGCTGAAGGTCGTGCGTTACGACGAGGTTAAGGCGGCAAAGACCAAGGCCAAGAAGGCCGAGGAGGCTCCAGTTGAGTAGCTGGATCTCCGCAGTGGTCGTCCTCGGCGCGCTCGGCGTTCTTGCCTGGTGGCGTTACGAGGACCGCGAGTTGACCAAGACTCAGCTTGAGCTCTGGAGCAAGGCGTACCAGCGCCAGCTCGAGCACGAGTCCACGCTTCTGGACCGAATTCAGCGCCCGTGGGGCGCGGAGGAGGCTCCGGAGCGCAGGACCAACGCGGTTGACCTAGTGGAGCAGTTGGACCAAGAGTGGCTTGACAGCCCGCTGAGCGAAGTTGAGCTTGACGCTGACTTGGCAGCTATTGGGCTTGACGACGATGAGTGGGAGGTCTAGTGCCAATTGAGACTGGAGTGATCTCAGTCGACTCAGACGTGAAGCGGATCTTTGATCCTTCGCCCAGCCGCCGGGCACTTCATATCTACAACGAGTCTGGCGAAACGGTGTATCTGGGCGGCAGCAACGTCACTGTCGCTGACGGTTTCCCGCTCCGGGGCGGGGGCAGTTTCTGGTTGCAGCAGGGGCACCCAACTGACGCAACGGTGCGTGCCGCTTGGTACGCAGTCGCTGACGCAGCGGCAAGTATTCGTATCTTGGAGGTGGAAGCCTGATGGGCGACTTCACGACCTATATGGCCGACAAGGTGTTGGCCGAGGTGTTTAACGGCGTGGCTCCGAACTACCCCACGACGTTTTACGTGGGTCTGTGGACCGCGCCTATTGACGACTTCTCCGACGGCACCGCCGACGGCGAGGTTTCCGGGGCTGGCTACGAGCGCGTTGCGCTGGACGTTGCTGACTGGAAGCCCGTTTCAAACGGCGTGGTTTCCAACAACGTCCTGTTGCAGTACCCGATGGCTGCTGAAAACTGGGGGATGCTGACCCACGTTGGTCTTTGCGACTCAGCTACCGGCGGTGAAATGCTCGCCCACACGGTTCTCGTGCCTGAGCTGATGGTGTCCGAGACGGACATTGTCCTGTTCAGGCCGAATGAACTCGTGGTTACCCTTAGCTAGGAGGCTTCGTGGCCGACAACGTCACACTTTGGCCGATGTCTGGCGGCGCTGTAGTCGCCACGGACCAAGCCGACAACACCACGCACGTTCAGATCGTCAAGCTTGGCGAGGACGAAGCGGGTTCCTCAAAGGCGATCCCGGCCTCGGTTGAGCAGGGCCTCCTTGTCAACGCAGCCTCTCGAGGCCGCAACCTGATCGTTGGTCAGGAGTCCGTGGGGCACCAGGTTCCTGTCCCTATGTCGCAGGGTGACGGTTACATCCCGGAGCAGGAGACCTGCCGGTCGATTCTGATTCAGAACAACGGCCCCCATGACGTATATGTCGCCGGCGACGCTTACGCAGCTTACGCCCACGGCATCGAGCTCAAGGTCGGTCGGAGCATGGTGATCGACAAGGCCCCGCGCAGCCCGATCTACATTTCGCGCTCAAGCACCGAACCGGGCGACAGCCTCGTCAACTGGATGCAGGAGCTCGACTGATGTCGTGGATCGGTCAGGGCGGAGGCGTTAGCTCCGGCGGCGTTCCGCTCGGCACCGTTATTCCGTACGTCTTGGCCTCTGAGCCCGACGGCTGGCTTTTTTGCGACGGCGATGACGTTGACACCGGCCTCTACCCCGACCTTGAGCGGATTCTTCGCGAATCGGGTTACCCGTTCGGCTCAAACGACGTTAACGGCGATGGCAGCGTGGTTCTTGCCAAGGTCCCAAACCTGAACAACGGCGTGATGGTCGTTGGCTACAACCCCGCCCTGGCTTCGCCCGAGGGCAACGGAAATTTTGTCATCGGGGCAGACGGCGGCAAGCACACGCACTCCCTGACCGTTGCCGAAATGCCGGCGCATAACCACGACCCCGATAAAAACGGGCTTACCGGGTATTCGTACGACGCCGCTGGCGCGAGCCACAGCCACAACTTCACTGGCCGTCGTTCGGACATTTCGGGCCTGCACTTTCACCCACACCACGGTGAGGGCTCAGCGGGTCAGGAAAACTACGTTGCGTCCGGTTACACGCACCGCGGTCAGGTTAACGTGGAAAACATTAACCACCGCCACGCAATTTCCCCGGCCGGTAGCAGCCACGCCCACAGCAGGCTTAGCCCATACGTCGCCCTGAATTACATAATTCGGGCCATTGACTAGGAGGAAAATTGACTGACGGACCACAGCCGGGAGTCGATTACGCCCCGGTTAGCATCAACGTTTCAATTGGTGTACCCCCAGAAGAGCTGGATTCCTTTATCGCCCGCGGCAAGGAGCTCGAGGCGGCGGTTACCCGCGCTTTTGAGGACCAGCTCGGAAGGAAGTCGGGCCCGGAATTCAACCTGACGGTGTCAGTGAGTGCTGGAACGGTCTTCCAGACCACCTACTTCTTCCCCCCGCACAACCCTCCGGCTGAGGACTAGTTGACCCTAGCCCTCCTTTACCACGGGAAGCCAGCACTTGAGCCCAGTTGCACCTTCGCCGCAGTATCCAGTTTTGGTGTCGGCCCGGAGGGGTCCAATGAGCTGGTACCGCCGACGTATGCGCAGGTTGGGTTTAGGCCTCGCAGCCATTTCTTCGCGAGGCTTTCCAACAAGTACTTTGAAACGTGCGTATGGAGCGCGGAGTCAGGTTTCACGGCAACTCCTGCCACAGGCAGCAAGCACGGCCAAGCTGTCTTCGCAGCGACTTCTGGGTTCTACGCGGGCCCTGAGCATGCAGGCGCTCGAGGCCCTGGTGTTGGTGTACTGCGTGGCGGCCCTAGAGACGAAATCGGGGAAATTACTTGATTGACGACACCGGGGCAGACCCCCAGGCGCTCAGTTCACCCTCGTCGCCCGAAATGGGCAAGTACGCGCGCATTTACGCGGGCGAGGCGAAGAACAAGAAAACACTGGGCCAGAAGCTGCAGGAGCTGTATCGCGAGGGTAAGACGATCCAGCGCAACGAGCGTGTCAGGTGGCAGCGCAACCGGTTGATGTACCGGGGCGAGCAGTACCTGCGGGTCGTCAACAACAGCGTCCGCACGCTGTCGCCTACTGACCGGCTGCCCAGCGGCAGGCGTCGTGACACCGTGAACATGATCAAGCCGTTTGTCGACGGCCGTGTTGCCACGATCACGTATCAGCGGCCCCCGTTCAAGGTGCTTCCCAACAGCAACGAGCAAGACGCCCGTGACGCCGCGCGCTTGGCGACCAAGTTCGTCGGGGCCATGTGGGACGTCAACGGCTGGGACCTCGACCGCAAGTTCCGCCAGCTTGCCCTGACCGCCGAGATTGACGGCGTAAGTTTTCTCTGCGTCTACTACGACAAGTACAAGGGCGGCAAGTTCGACATTTTCTACGACCAGATGGGTCAGCCGGTGTCTGACCCGCAGGCGCTCGAGGCGCTCCAGCTTCAGGACCCGCTCGGCCAGGGCGGAACTTGGAGGAAGGAAACGGTGTACCAGGGCGACGTGCAGTTCCGCGTTGTCCGGCCGGGCCAGCTTTCAGTGGACGCCATCCCGCAGAGCTGGGATGACTGCCGCTGGATCATCGAGTCCAGGATCGTCACCCGCGACCAGGGTGAGCGCGAAGCGGGTAT